CCTGAGACTACACACTAGTCACTTACCAACAAACAGATTATGTGTAATGCAATAGATGATTCTATTAATAACAATAATTTTAAAGAAAACGTTACTCTCGAGGATCTAGCTAGTCCTGATGGTTACGCCGCCTTTTGTCAGCTCTGTTCTGATAACGGCAAGATTCCAATGTCTTATGAGGCATGGGTGGATATCCTTGGTGTTGAAGATAAATCAGATTTGAAGTTTTACAACCCCGGTGTCTCAGTCGGCTCCGGTTTAGCAGCAGCCCAAGGGTTTCTGCGCAGTGTTGGAATTAGTTCCGGCACACAAGAACAGTTTCTTCGTTCTGCAGGTCAACGTCTTAAAACTGAATTCAGTCGACGTGCTTCTGCAACTGCATCAAAGATCTATCAAAAAGTGGATACTTCTGGTGATGATGGAGGTACTTCTGAAGCGGACTACATCGGTGGTACTCCCTTCAACCCTACTGGATTATCACTTAAGAATAAACCGCTTGATACGAACTTCGATACCGACATTCGTTTTATTGGCGCTGATAAATATTTTCTTGATGGATACGAAAAGAACACACCTTTACTAATGAAGTGTGGTACTCCTGGCATCATCAACACTGCTGCTGGTGATCCACAAGTAGTTGCTTACTTTAAAGATGTAATTTGTAATCGTTTTAGACGCGAGATAGCGCAAAAAGTTACTTATAACTCTAGAATTGTTCAACTTTTCACTAATGATAATATTGCTGTGTATCTGAATAATACTATTCAGGCATTATGCACATACTATTTTGTTATGTCCATTAGTGCATATACGCAGGATCCAAGAAATAAGAACCAAGCTATGGATAACCTAGCAAATGGTTTTTCACCTACTGACGTTCAGAACATCAAGATTCTTGAGCGTATGGTGAAACAATCTGTTCTTCCCCCGTTTCTTCACAAGTTTTGTTTCTACATGATGGGTAATTACAAACAATCTCACATGCCAGGATCTCCTTTACTGAAGGTTATGCCATGGGTTTTTGCTCCTTCCTCAAAGGAGTCTCTTACTACATTCGGAACTAAACAGGGACTCGGGCCAATTATGTCAGCTGTTAATGGTCTAAAATTTATCGCCCAGTATGCTGATGTTCTTGGTAAAGCTTGTCCTGAGTGGGTAGACTTTGAACCGTACCAGTATACATCTAGTCCGCGTTTCGACGCTAACTATAATACTTTCTGGTGTAACGGTGCTTATATTACTACTCAAGCTTCAAGCGTTTCGGGCGAATATAGCATGATTAAATTTCCGTACTCAGCCGATTCCGCTGGAGGAATAACTTGGAACTCGGATACTGATGCTCCTGACGGTTGGGTTCAAGCTATGCAAGAGATAACTTATGTTGATGCTCTTGAGGATACTGTTGCTGGACCTGGTTTATTCAGTCCTAACGTCGTACAATTAGATGGCTCGCTTACTAGCGCAGCTAGCACTTTCATGATTGGAGACGATATCCTGCCTCTTCAAACTACTTGTGTCGTATTTGATAATTCTGCTACTGACAGAGGTTTCCTTGATGTTTCTAAGCATCAAAGATACCAAGCTTTAGCTAAGAATACCTATTCGACTTCGTGGTTGTCTACAACGTACCATAGTCATCAAAAGTTCGGTTCTAGTCTGATCGCACTACAAGATGTAGAAACTATTAGACCTAGTGTCTTCTCGTGGCTAGATCTTTACGTTAGTGACTTCAAAGCATTATCAAACGGTTCTTCTTCTCAAAAGAGCTTTGGACGAAAGAAGATGAGTAAGAAGTTCGCTGGATCCAAGGATAATTCTTAGGGTATATTAACTTAATTCATTCTTATGAGTATGGGGCACACTGTTAAACCTGTTTCTGAAGTTATAGACCGTTTAGAGCGGCAACAAGGGTTAAGACTGTCCGTCATTCTTTCACGACTAGAGTCAGGTGATGACACCGTCTTAATCACACCCATTGGTAAAAGGGTTGGGCCGGAAGAATTGTTCGATTCATGGAAAAGGATATTTGATTCGAACTCTAGTCGAATGAATTCAGTATTGTTGGAAATCGAACATAATCAGATGAGTAAGTACGGTCCCCGTTCGATCGCGCAACCTTATTCTAGTATCAAACAGGACGTTATTTCAACATTCGAATCTCGACACGTTAAGTGTGATCACCTGGATCCAAGGCCACTAAATTCTGAAGATCGCGGGAACATCAGACCGATAGCGCAAGCAGAAGCACTTAGCGGAATTAAACGAGCAACAAATTCTGGTTTACCATATTTGATGCGTACTAATAAAGTTTTAAACGAGATTTATGATAATTTAAAGAGAGATTATGATGCCAATTGGCCAACGGTTCCTTTCGTACGTACGCAAGAGCTGGGCAAAACTAGGGTTGTTAACGGACAACCTAAAAGCGACATAATTATAGAATCCGCTTATTTCGTTCCTCTTTTCAATTATTACCGGAAACTAAATTGTTACTCCGCAATGATAGGTCCTAGTGAAGTGAACACTAAAATGACAAGATTACTTTCCGAAACCGTGAGGTTAGGTCTTTCTTGTGTCTCAGGAGATATTGAGTTTTTCGATCGTTCTGTACAAGAAGAGCTTCAGGACCTCTCTTTCAGCGAGATGAGATTCTTAATTAATTCAGCATACCATCCCGTGTTTAACGAGATTGCTTATCGTTTTGGAACTAAACCCATGATACTGCCAGATGGTGTTTATTACGGGAAACATGGTATACCGTCAGGCTCACAATTCACTAACTTGGTTGGAAGTATCGCAAATAGAAAAGTATGTAATCAACCTATTGAACTAAGTCAATTTCTTGGTGATGACTTTGCTACTGCTACTCACGATCCACAGTTAATCTTTTCAAGATATGAAGATTGTGGTCTACAGCTGAACAAAGATAAAACGGTAGTCTCAAGTAACTACTATCTTTACCTTCAAAACCTCTTCCACCCTGATTATATGGAAGATGGTGAAATCAAAGGGGTGTATCCTACGTTTAGAGCTTTAAATAGACTAGTTTACCCTGAACGATTTACGGACTTTGAATCTTACGAATTGGACGGCAAAAGTTATTTTGCTCTACGCAGTCTTAGCATTTTGGAAAACTGCAGATACCATCCAATGTTCGAGGAGTTCGTTAAATGGTGGTTGGCGTATGAGAAATACGCAATTCCTCAAGATAAAAGTATCTCTAACTATGTTAAGTATGTTAGAGATACTACTGGAACTCTGGGGACGGCAAATCAAATTGGCGACAACGTAACCGGCCTGACTAGCTGGAGATCGTTTCAGATCGC